ATGGGCGAGATCGTCAGCAAAAAGATGTTCGCCAAAATGGTTGGCAAGTCAGAGCGCTGGATAGGTAAGTGGGTCGATGAAGGAATGCCCACGGCAGGCGGCGGTGGTAAAGGCCGCGTGCTGGAGATCGACACCGAAGACGCGATCGACTGGCTGATACGCCGTGAGGTGCGCCGCCAGTACGGTGACGATGACGACGAAACAGAAGACGGCGTCGGCTCTGCGAGTGCCGAGGATCGGCTGCTGAAAAAAGCGCGGCGGGAAAAGCTGCAGATTGATATCGATTTGGCGCGCCGCCGCCTGGTGCCGCTGGACGCGGTCGGGAGGATCCTGCAGGGGGTGGGCGCTGTGTTCGCTACACAGCTCGACTCCCTGTCGAGTCGACTTGCATCAGATTTGGCGGTGATTGATGACCCAGCAAAAGTGCGAGAGCGGATCCATGCCGAGACCCGCCGCATCCGTGGGTCTACTGCCGAACGACTTAACGATGCAGCATCGTCAATCGTTGCTGAGCTTGACGCGCTTGATTCGATTGACGGCGACGATGGTGGAGGCACCGCCGCCGAGGACGAGTGACGAGTGGGCACGCGACAAGCGCATCATGCCACCGGCCGCGCCGGTACCGGGGCCGTTTAACCCTGATAGCAATCCGTACATGAAGCCGGTGGCGTGGGCATTTGCCCAGCCGCAGTTTCGCCGCGTGACGTTCGTCATGGGCACACAGATGGGCAAGTCAGTGACCATGGAGAACGTGGTCGGGCATCGCATCGATGAAGATCCGACCCCGGTGCTGTACGTCACACCGACAAAGCCGCTGATCACCAGCACGGTCGAGCCGAAATTCATGGATATGTTCCGCGAGTGCGCAGCGCTCTGGCGGAAGTACGACAAGCGCCGGTCAACGATATACACCAAGTGGATCGGTGGCACTAAATTCCGTTTCGCCTGGGCAGGCTCGCCGACTGAGCTCGCCGCCGACTCGGCCGGTTTGATCCTGGTCGACGAGGTGGACCGGATCGTCAATACCGGCGAAGGCGACACCACGGAGATCATCGAAGCGCGTGGCGATGCGTATGTCGACTCAAAAGTTGGCTATACCGCAACGCCGTTGCGTGGCCGGGTAACGAAGCGCAAGCATCCAGTTACTGGCTTAGAGCATTGGCAAGTCGGCAAAAAGGGCGCGGTCACATCGAAAGTGTGGCGGCTCTGGCAGTCAGGCACGCGCCACGAATGGGCGATCCCATGCCCCAACTGCCTCGTCTACTTCATCCCGCACATGGATCTGCTGTGGTGGCCTGGCCAGGGCAGCAAAGAGGAGTGCTCGCCAGACGTCGCAGAACGCGAGGCGCGCCTGATCTGCTCTTGCTGTGGCGAAGGCATCGAGGACAAATACAGGCCATGGATGAATGCACGTGGCGTTGCCGTTGCCCCTGGTCAATCAGTCACTAAAGCGCGCCGTAAGGGCGACCAAGTGTTGGCCGGTAGCGTGACCGGCACGGCAGAGACCGAAGGGTCGAGCCACTACTCGCTATGGGTGTCCGGCCTGGTCAGCTTCGCGGCTAAAAAATCCTACGGCTTTCTTGCTAAGAAGCTGCTGGAAGCGCAGCGATCGGGCGACCCCGCCACGCTCCAGGGTGTGACTAACACCGGCTTTGGTCAGTTATTCGCAGAAGTCGGCGACGTGCCCACTTGGGAGGAGATTCGCTCTATGCGTTGGGCCTACGCCAGCGGCGAGCTCATTCTCCCGGAGCCGCGCCAGATCTTCATGACCATCGATGTGCAGAAAACGCGCCTCGAATACGTGGTTCGCGCCTGGTTTACCGGCATGGGTTCGCAGCTCCTCGAAGAGGGCGAGCTATGGGGCAACACCGACGAGGATGCGGTCTGGGACGATCTCGCCGATCAGATGGATCAGGAGTACGGCGGTTATCCGATCAATGAAACCGGCATTGACATCGGCTACCGCGACGACCAGGTCTACAAGTTCATTAACGCCCACAAGGGCAGAGCGATCGCACTGCGTGGCCGTGACCGCCTCGATAAGCCGTTTAAGAAAGAGCTGGTCGAGGTCAACAAGCAAGGCAAGGTGCGCAAGCGCGGCGATGCCCGCTGGGCGTTCGATTCCCCGCTGGCCAAGCGCTGGGTGCATAGCCGCATCAGCCGTGCCCAGAGCGGTGAAGCTGATCGTTACCCTGGCTGGTGGCTGCTACCCACTGACGTTACCGACGACTACTGCAAGCAGATCGTCGGTGAAGAGTGGAGCGAGGAAACCGGCACGTATAAGAAAGTCGGCGAGAACCACAAGCTGGACTGCGAAGCGATGCAATACATCATGGCGCTACGCGCGAAGCTGCACAGACGCAAGCGCGGCGCACTCACGTTGGGCGACCTGAAGCGCTTAGCGAAAGGCGAAAGCGGTGAGCCAGTCGATGATACCGACACACCAGCCGAGCCAGCCGCAGAGCCGGTCTCTACCCCTGACGACAGCACGCCACCAGCACCGCCGAAAAAGCGCGGTCGCTTCAAAGTGATTAAGAAACGGCGGTAACTCATGGAACCGAAAAAACTACACGCGGGCGATTCCGTCGCCTGGGGCCGGGCCGTGCCTGAGTATCCGGCCAGCGACGGCTGGGCGTTGCGTTATGTGCTGCATGGCCCGCAGGTGATCGAGATCGAGGCGTTCGACGACCACGGCGTTTATCGCGTTGAGATCGAGGCATCAAGCACCGAGCAGTGGTCGCCTGGGCAGTATCGCTGGGCGGCGTTTGTGGTTGGGCCAAACGACCAGCGTTACACGATCGACACCGGCAACATCGTCATCGCGCCCAACTGGTTGCTGGCCGAGCCGGGCGACGTGCGCAGCCATGCTCAGCGCATGCTGGATCTTATCGAAGCAGCGCTGGAGAAGCGCATACCGAAAGATCAGCAGAGCTACGAGATCGATGGTCAGCGCCTTGATCGTATCCCCATCGAGAGGCTCCAGGAGCTACGGCGTGCCTACCGCCGCGAGCTCAATCGCGAGCGCAGCGGTTCCCCGTTTGGTCGCTTAATTCAAGCAAGGATGTAACCCATGGGCCTACTCAAGCGAGCAGCTCGCGCGTGGAAGCTCGCTGGGCAGGCCGATTCGCCGCCTGCACAGCCAGCTCGAAAAGAGCCCACGCTCACGCGCACTTTCAAAATGGCGCGGCAGACTCGGCTCAATAACTCCTGGACCGGCCGCAGTAACGCGGGCGACGCCGACCACGTCATCTACAAAGACCACGAAACGCTTCGCCAGCGTGCCCGCGAGCAGTCGATCAACTCCGGCTATGCCAAGCGGTTTTACCGCTTGCTGCGCCAAAACGTGATTGGCCCGCATGGCATCACGATGCGCTCGAAAGCGTTAAAGGCGGACGGTTACGCCGATGACGATATGCGCCGAGTGATTGAGCAGGAGTTTAAAAAGTGGTCGAAGCGCGGTAACTGCGATGTCACCGGGCGCTATAGCTTCGTGACCTTCATGTGGCTGTGGATCGACACGCTCGCCCGCGACGGTGAGGTCATGGTGCGGATCCTGCGCAATTGGCCCAACCGTTGGGGGTTTGCGCTCCAGATCATCGAGTCGGATTTGCTCGATACCACGCTGAATACCTGGCTGAGCAACGGCAACCGGGTGCGCATGGGTGTCGAGATCGACGAGTGGGAAAAGCCGATCGCCTACTGGCTCAAGCGTTCACACCCCGGCGACAACTTCGAGCGCCCCGCAGAGCAAGAGTATCAGCGGATCCCCGCCGACGAACTGCGCCTGACGTTCGACCCCTGGCGTCCACACCAGTCGCGCGGGTTTACATGGACGCATGCCGGTGCCAACGACCTGCACCACGTCGAAGAGTACGCCGGTGCCGAGCTGATCGCTGCCGAGCAGGGCGCAAAGCTGACCGGCTTCTATGAACAAGATGCTGAGTGGGTGGACCCGCCGGGCGATGAAGACAGCGACGACGCTGATCAGGGCGTGATCATTGAAGAGATCGAGGCGGGCAGTGCCCGCCTCTTGCCGTATGGCGTGACGTTCAAGCCCTACGACAACAAGCACCCCTCGACCAACTTCGCGCCGTTCACCAAAGCGGCGGTGCGCCGTATTGCCGGGGCATTCGGGCCTTCCTACAACCGCCTTGCCCATGACCTCGAAGGCGTCAGCTTTTCGAGCCTGCGCAGCGGCGAGATTGACGAGCGCGACTTTTATAAGTGCATCCAGCAGTTCGCGATCAGTGAGCTTTTGGAGTGGGTCGGTGAAGTGTGGATGGAGTGCTCGATGCTTAAGGGCGTGCTGAAAATCCCGCCTCGCGCCTGGGATCGGCTCACGCCGATTGAGTGGCTGCCGCGCGGTTGGGATTGGGTCGATCCGAAGAAAGACAGCGATGCCGCGAAGACAGGCATCGAGACGCTGACCGACTCAGTCTCCGACATCATGCGCCGCAAAGGCCGCGACCCGGATGATGTTTACAACCAGATCAGCGAGGACATTCGCCGGTTCAAGCGTCTCGGTATACCCAACCCCTACGGAAAAGCTCTCCAGGCTAACGGAGTAACCCATGTCGAACCCGACGAAGAAGACGACGACGAGCCAAACGCCACCGGCACCGATTGACCCCTCAACGTTGCCGGTGCTGCGCCAGATCGAAGGCCAGCCGGTCGTGCGGTCGCTGAGCGTCGAGCGTGAAACGATCGACGAGGAAAAACGCACGGTCGAGATGTCGGCCACCAGCGAGTACCCGGTACAGCGCTGGTTCGGCATGGAGGTGCTGGATCACAGCCAGGGCGCGATTGATTGGTCGCGGATGCGTTCCGGCGCACCGCTGCTGGCCCAGCACGACCGCTGGTCGACCAAAGGGCAGATCGGTGTCGTCGAGGAAGCCTGGCTGGACGATGACCGCCGCATGCGTGTGCGCGTGCGGTTCTCCAAAAGCAAAGAGGCCGAAGAGATTTGGCGCGATGTGGTGGATGGCATCCGGCGCAACGTGTCGTGCGGATACCTACCGCAAGAAATGGTGCTCGAAAAGCGCGAAGGCGATTTGGAGCACTTCCGAGTAACCCGCTGGCAGCCGTTTGAGATTTCCATCGTTTCGGTTGCCGCCGACCCCACGGTCGGCATCGGTCGTTCAACCGACCAGACCACCAGCACTATTACCATTCGAGGATCGGAAATGGACGAGCAAGAAAACACCACCACTACCGCCCAGCAGCCTGGAAAAAGCGTCAATGGCGAGCATCAAGAGCCGACCACGCGCACGTTTGCTGAGCCAAAAGACGGCGCGCTGGAAAAAGAGCGTCAGCGTAGCGCCGACATTCTCGCCCTGGGCGAGCGCTTTAGCCAACGTGACTTGGCAATGCAGGCTGTGACCCAAGGCTATTCGGTAGATAGCTTTCGCCGCCAGCTCCTGGATGCCCAAGCTCCGCAGCCTATTGACACGAACCCTGGTGACAACCAGCGCGACCTGCCGCAGTTCAACCATCAGCGCCCTGGTCAGAACGTAGAGAAGCTGGGCATTACCGAGCGCGACATGAGCCAGTACAGCCTGTTGCGTGCCATCAATGCCATGGCCACCGGCGACTATAAAGACGCGGGCTTCGAGCGTGAGGTATCGAACGCCATCGCGGATGCTTCCGGCACTGAGGCGCGCGGCCTCTTTATGCCGCACGAAGCGCTGTTCGGCGGCATGTTACGCCAGCAGGAGAAGAAAACCCCCAGCAAGGGCGGCATCTTGGTTGATACCGATATGCGCACCGATATGTACACCGAGATCCTGAAAAATCGAACGGTGCTGGGTGCTTTGGGCGCAACGGTGTTGAGCGGCCTGCAGGGCGATGTAGACATTCCCAAGCAGCTCAGCGAAGGGAATTTCTACTGGCTGGATGAGGACGGCGAAGCGCCTCAAAGCGATATCGATTTCGGCACCATTGGTCTGTCGCCGAAGACCATCTCCGGCGCGATCGCAATCACTCGCCGCCTGCGCAAACAGGCCAGCATGTCGATCGAGAACCTTGTCCGCAACGAACTGCTCAGCGGCGTCGCGGTGACAACCGATAAGGGCTACCTGTACGGCACCGGTGAAGATAACCAGCCGCTGGGCCTGATGTACCAGACGGGCATTCCGGGCCTGACCTATGCCGATAAGTTTGGCTGGGATGAAGCCGTGGACATGGAAACCCAAGTCGGCCAGGCCAACGTAAGCGCTAACGGCATGGGCTACCTGACCAGTGTTGGCCAACGCGGTGCAGGCAAGAAAACCTTTGTGGCAGCGGGTACCGGCGAGCGTCTCTGGCATAACAACGAAGTCAACGGCTACCGCGCCATGGCATCGAACCAGGTGAACGCAGACACCTGGGTGTTCGGCGATTGGGCGCAGGTGTTGATTGCGCTGTGGGGCGTGGTTGATCTCAAGGTCGACCAGGCCACGAAGGCGGCCAGCGACGGCTTGATCCTGCGTGTTTTCCAGGATGTGGACGTCAATGCCCGCCGTAAAGAGGCGTTCAGCATCGCTCGTAAGTCGGTGGCTTAACGATTAACTAGCGGGCAGGTTTGGGGGCGAAAGCCCCCTTTTTTACGCAACAAGGAAACGATATGGCGACTGCAAAACCCTCCTCTCGTGTTGCCGTTGTGTCTCTGGGTGGGCACTGGCAATACGGTGAGTTTGTGAAGAAAGACGCGCTGACGTACATGGCCAAGCGCGAAGCGAAAGAGGCCATCGCAGCCAAGGTGGTGCGTGAAGCCACCGACGAAGAGCTCAAGAAGGCAGGCTCGACGGCTAAAGGGAAAGCGGCCGCTGCAGCAGGCGATGAGTAATGATCGGCGACGACGATTGGCGGTCGTTCTTCGACCCTGATGAGTTCGGTTGCGAGCTGCAGATGGTGCTGGGCGGTGATGTGCGGGAAGTGCCAGGCATGCTGGGCGCGCCGCGCTCGCCTGACCAGCTACGCACCGGCAACCGTAACCAGGGCGGTGTGAGGGCGAAGCCGGGCGAGACGATCTGCCAGGTGCCGCGTAGTGAGCTGCCGGACGATTGGCCGCAACGCCAGGTGCATCTCGACGGCAAGATTTACACCGCCGTCGAGGTGCTGCCGGTGGGCCGGATCCGGGTGGCGTTGGTGTTAGTGCCGTATAGCGAACGGGAGAAACAGCATGCCGGGTGGCTTCGAGGTTAGCTTGCGTCTCAATGACGCGCAGAACCGCATGCCGGAGCTGATCAACGCGACCAAAAAGCAGCTTGATACGGCCGTTAACCGCGCCCTGCGGGGCGCTGGTCAATGGCTGCGTACTCACTCAGTACGTGAGCTGGGCCGCGAGCTGGGCATCGTTCAGCGGCCGCTGCGGCAGCGATTCCGCATGTATTCCCGCATTGCCGATGGCGAGGTGAAGGTCTGGGTGGGCCTGACGCCGTTGAGCGTGCATTACCTGGGCGACCCCAGGCAAACGGTGACCGGCGTTCGCGTGGGTCGCAAAAATTACGACAGCGCATTCGTTAACCCGATGCGCAGTCGGCAAGTGATGGTGTGGCGTCGAGAGGGCCGCGAGCGCTTGCCTATCGAGCGGGTCACGGAGGAGATCGCCGAGTTGGGCGAGGCCGTGGTGCGTCGGTGGGAGCGCCGCGTGGAGGCGCGATTTATCGAACTGTTTGAGCAAGAGGCGCGTTATGTCCTATCGAGTGCTTGAGCAGCCTAGCGACCTTTTCGACGCGATACGCGACACGCTGCTCGACCGGGTCCAGGCGATCCGGGTCGGCAATTATGACGAGTTCGGCAGTGCAGTTGTCGGTGGTGACGGTATCAACGGCGAGGTGCTGATTGAGTTTGAGCGCGCGATGCCAACCGACCGCTGGCCAGATGGACGTTACGGCTACGACTACGCGATCACGCTCCACTGCGTGGTGGGCAGGCACAGCCACCGCGCTGCGCTTGAAGCCGTGAACCTTTCAGCAGCGGTGCAGCGGGTGGCTACGGATGCGCTGTGGGGGCTGCCGTTCGATCAGATCAAGCGCCCAGAGCAGCTACGCGCCGAGCCGAGCTTTTTCAAAGACGGCGCGGACGGCTACGACGCCTGGGGCGTGAGCTTCAACCAGCGAATCAGCCTGGGGCCGTCGCTTGTTGAAGAAGATCCAGTCACAACGGGCGTGCCTGGCATTGCTTGGCTGTCGCGTGACCCTACGCTAGACCCTGACGACGAGGCGAGCTACGAGCCGCTAACTACTGAGTAAAGGCGCTTATGAGAGAGCTGATCGATCATATTGTCCGTGATGCCCTCTCGCCCTACATCGAACGCATTGCAGAGCTAGAACGCGAGGTCAACGACCTGCACCGGCGCGCCCGCAACCAAGGCAGGCGGGGCGTGGTGGTGGCTGTCGATCACGGCAAGGGCGTTTGCAAAGTGAAGCACGGCGGCAACACCACGCCGTGGATCCGCTGGGCGAGTGCCTCGGCGGGGGAGGTGAGCGAGTGGCGTCCCCCTTCAGTGGGCGAGGGCTGCGAGCTGATCAACCACGGCGGCGGTAACGATAGCGGCCAGAGCATCGCGGTGCCGGGCATCCCCACGGCAGCGTACCCGCCTGCAGGTAGCAGCGGCACTCAGCACCGTTTGACGTACAAAGACGGCACTAGCTGGCAATACGATTTTGCCGCACATCGGTACGAATGGACGAACGGACAAACGTCCATCGTTCACGACCGCGAGGCCATTGTGTTCATGCGCGGCGGTAACGGGATTCGCATCGATGAGAGCGGCGTTCACGTGATTGGCAGCGGCTTGGATCACGACGGTAAAAACGTGGGCAAAGATCACAAGCACGATGGCGTTCAGAACGGACCATCGCAAACAGGTGAACCCGTATGATCGGCATGGACAGAGAAACCGGGCGAACGATCGACGGTTGGCCCCAGTTGGTATCGCGTATCACCCAGGTGATGACCACTCCCATTGGTGGGCGAGAACACCGCCGCCGCTTTGGCTGCCGGGTGCCTGAGCTACTAGGGCGTTTGAACAGTGATGATGTGCTGATTCTCGCGCAAAGCCGCGCGATTGCCGCGTTTTACGAGCCGATCAACGACATCGGCGACTTTAAACCCACGCGCTGCGTTGCCAGCCGCCACGCTACCGGCTTACGCCTGGCGTTCGACGGCACCTGGCAGCGGCAGCGCGTGCAATTCGAGGTGGGCGTCTAATGCTGATACCCGGACAAAACCGCCTCGCCGACCCAGCGATCGTCGAGGTGCCGCCGTTCGAGCAAATGCTCGCAACGTTCAAAGCGGTAACGATTGCCCACGTAGCGGAAAGCGATCCTGCGCTTTCGGAAAGGATCCGGGCCACATTGGAAAGCGAGTCGGAGCTTTTCACCAAGTTGGTCGAGGTGGCCACGGTGATGCTGCAGACCGAGCGCCGCCACCGCAATGAGCAGATCAAGCAAATGCTGGCGTGGTGGGCCGAGGGCAGCAACCTGGATGCCAAGGTTGCTGACCTGGGCCTGCAGCGGCAGACGATCACCGAAGGCGACCCGAATGCGTTCCCTCCGGTACCGGCAGTAAAGGAAGACGACGAAAGCCTGCGCATGCGCCACTTTCTTGCGCCGTACAGCTTCAGCGTCGCAGGGCCGCGCCTGGCGTATCAGTTTCACGCCATGACCCTCAGCGCCCGCCCACAAATTAGCGTGGCCACGCCTGAAGAGGGGGTGGTGACGGTGACCTACCGGCTGCCCACCGGGACGCTAGCGGGCAAGGTAAAAGACGCGGTAGGTAAGCGCACCGCGCCTGGCCAAGTGCGTGTCGCGCTGCTGTCCCGTGAGGGCGACGGCACGCCGAGCGAGGCCCTGCTCGATGAGGCGCGCGCCCACTTCGCCCGCGATGACGTTGCCCCGGCCACGGATGACGTGACGGTGACCGCTGCGGATATCGTCAACTGGCAGTGCCGTGCGGTGATCTACATCAACCGTGGGCCGGATCCCAGCGTGGTGCATCAGCAGGCGATTAAAAACGTGCAGCGCTACGCAAATGAGCAGCACCGTATCGAGGGCTTTATCGAGCGCAGCGCGCTGGGTACCGAGCTGCACAACGCCGGTGCCGTGCGCATCGAGCTAGAAATGCCAGCCGAGAGCCTCGCCGCTGCTGACTTCACTGCGCCGTATTGCACAGGCATCGAGATCGAGGTGCTCCAGTTATGAGCCAGTACTCGCTGCTGCCGGAAAACGCCAGCCGCCTGGAGCGTGCGTTCGAGCGCGCCTTTGCCGGGATGCTGGAAGTCATTGAAGCGCCGTTCCCGGAGCTGCTCGACCCGCAGCGCACACCGCCCGCCATGCTGCCGTATTTAGCGCAGGATCGTGGCGTCGCGGAGTGGGATGGCGACGCCACGACCGAGCTGCAGCGTCGCACCGTGGCGAACGTGTGGCCGATCCGGCGCTTAGCCGGTACCCGCCGCGCCTTGGTGTTGGCCGTGGATGAGCTGGATTACGACGCTGAGGTCATCGCGTGGTACGACGCGAACGCCGAGTTCGCGGATCCGTACCACCTGGAGGTGATTGCCTGGAAGCGCGGCAATGCGCCGATTGATCAGGCCATTACTGAGCAAATGCTCCGAAACCTGAGCTATGCAAAAAGCGAGCGTGACGAACTAACGTTGACGCTGGCTCTAGGCGTTGAGGGCGCTTTCGGGCTGAGCGGTGCGGCTGATCCCTCGGTAATGGCACGCGATGATTCGCCAGACGGCCGCATCCTTGCCAGCCCTACGGTGACCGCCACGCTCTGCCCGGTGGCGGTTGCTGAGCCTGCCAGCACTACGTTTGATGCCAATCCGGCATCAAGAATTACTGCCAGCCCTACGGCGGCCGCCACGCTTAGTGTCGCGGGTGCTGCCGCGTGGCTGGTGTTCACCGATCATGAGGGCTAACGCATGAGCATCTTGCGATACACAAATGCTGGTCTGGCTGAGCTGATATCGGCAAAAAACGAAGGGTTAAAAGGCGCGATTACCCATGTCGCGGCGGGCACTGAAAAGTACACCCCCTCTCACTCACAAACACGCTTACGCAATGAGCGTGATCGAGTTCTGGTTGCCGACTATGAGGATATTGGTCCGACTCAAATTCGGCTAGCGGCGCGATTTGATAGCGACAAAGAGTACGAGGTTGGCGAAGTCGGTTTTTACCTAGCCAGCGGCACGCTGCTGGCTGTGTTTTCCGCACCGAATACCACGCTGACGTATAAGAGCCAGTACTCGCACTGGCTGCAGCGCTTCACGCTGGATCTGACACCGCTGCCCAGCGAGAGCGTGACGGTCAACGTGGGCGTGCCCAACGTCAACCTGCTAATGGCCAGCGAGCTAGCGACCATGGGGGCTGCGTCTATCAGCAACATGGCACGCCAGACCGACCTGCTGTTTCGCGTAATGGAGCTGGAAAAACAGCGCTAGGAGACACGATGGCCACTGCACCCACGCTTGCCCTGATCGAGGGCACCACGCTGGCGTTTTCTACTGAGTGGGCAACGGGCGACGAGGCGCGTACGCCGATCGATATGACCGGCTGCACGGCGCGCTTTGTGATTGTGCCCGAGGATTCCCGACGCGCCCTGGTGGAATGCACCACGGAAAATGGTGGCATCGAGATCGACGTGGCCACCGGCACTATCAGCATCCGCGTCGCGCCTGAACAGACCGCCGAGCAGCTCTCGGACGCATGGAAAAACGCCCGTTATGAGCTGCGCATCACGTTCCCCAGTGGCGATGTTTACAGCCTGCTGCGGGGCAGGGCCACGCTAACGCCTGGTGTTGCCAATGAGTAGCCAGCGGGTGGTGGTCACGGTGCCGGTTGAGCGGATAGTCACCGTGCGCCTGGGCGATACGGTGGTGGAGGTTCGACAGCCCGCCGCACCACGCCTGCAGGTGCTGACGTTCGGCTATCAAGGCCCAGCGGGCACGTTGAGCGATAACGTGCTGCAGCGTGTAGAGCAAATAGGCGCGGACGCCGCGTTTGCCCGCGGGGCCGCCGATGAATCGCAGCAAGCCGCGGCGACCGCCCAGGCAGCGGCCACCGAGGCGGTGACCAGCGTAAACGCCCTGGTGCGCTCGCTCCAGTCTGCTTTTGAATACCACGCCGGAGCCATCGGCGTTAACGAGGAATAGAAGCCACCATGGCACTACCCACCACCATAGAAACGATGCTGACAGCGGTGAACAACCTGCTCGGCACGATCGACGGCAAGCTGCGCAACAAGGCGAGTAAAACCGAGCTAGCGGACGGCTTAGCGCTGAAAGCCAACAAGGCCGAAACGCTCACGCCTGCCGAGATCGAGGCGCGCATCCAGGCGCTGATCGGTAGCTCACCGGCGGCGCTGGATACGCTGGTCGAGCTAGCTAACGCGCTGAACAACGACCCGGATTTTGCTAGCACGGTGACCACGGCGCTGGCAGCGAAGGCCACTAAAGACGAGCTGGAAAACGCCCTGGCGCAGCTCACCGACGCATTCACCCAAGGCGCTGCCACGATCAGCGCAGCCACACCGGAGTAACCGTTCATGAGTTTAGAGACACAAATTGCCGCGCTGATCCAGTCGTCTAACAACTTGGCTGATATCGTCGCGCAAAAGATCGCGGGCATTGATCAGAAAGTGGATGAAGCGACTCAGGCGGTGCCTGATGCGATCCGAAATCTTTCAAGTGCTACATATTACATCGACGCTGAAAACGGAGATGACAACAATAGCGGATTAAATGGTAAAAACGCTTTCAAGACGTTTGCGCCACTTCGTGACTTGATTGTAAGTGGTTCCTATACGACGGTTGGGCTGCGCGAAGGGCAAGATCACCTTCATGAAGGTCCATCTGCTGTTGTTGCTCAAACTGGCACAATATTGTTTGAGCGTTGGGGGAACACCAACGGTGTAGCAAACCCACGTATTGTTAGTCGGCCGTATATAAATAGTTCGGGTGTTTATGCCGGTCAATTTTTTACTGCACGAACGGGAGCGGCTATTTTTTCTTTTGTCGATATCATTTCTGAAAGCCCTAATGACGGAACACCTGAGTCGGCATTTTCCGGATTTGTATACGGCTATCGGTCAAGCGTGGAGCTTTTTTTTCACGAGAGCAACATTGAGCTAAAAAACAGGCCTTTAGTTGCCCGAGCAGCAGCCGGTCAAACAAATGTAAGCCTAAACTTGTTTGGAGGAGGTTTAGTGCTTAATGAGCGAAACTCTAGTGAGCAATTGATTCATACAGAAGGAAGCTTCCCCCCTTTCAGAATCAGCGTTTCATCTGGTTTTGCCTTGCCGGTCGGCGTTCAGTGGGCAGATGTATTGCCGTTGAATGGTGATGGGTTTAATGCGTTATCAAACATAAGCTTGGTCTAAAGGGAAATAGAATGATTATTGAAAAAGTCTCCTATGAAAATAAGGTTTATTGGAGTGTAGATACTAATAACACACTGATACCTTATAAAGAATTACTTTACAGTGCTTCAAAACAGCTTAGTAAAGGTATCGACACCGCCGCAGGCACCGCCCGAGCCTCTTTCGTTTCTCCAGGCAGCTACATCGACCAGGAGTACCTGTTAGCAAAGCAGGAAGCACAAGCCTGGTTAGACGGCGGTAAGGATCAAAGCGCGATCCCTTCCAGCGTGGAAGACCATATCGCCATGTTTGACGTGGATGCGGAGACAGCCGCGCAGGAGATTGTGGCCACGGCGGCGCAGTGGGAACAGGCGCTTACGGCGATTCGCCGCGTTCGCCTGGGTGGTAAGTCTGACGTGCGCGCAGCGGAGACTATCGAAGCCGCTGAGCAGGCCGCGCAAGAGGCGATCGCCGCGCTGAATGCTATTCGGCCGCAAGAGGGCGCGCTATGAACCGAACCCATCTTGAACACGCGCTGATTGCGCTGCTGATCCAGTTTGCGCTCTACCCATTTATTGGCCTGTGGGCTGCCGGGGCGATTGCGGTCACGCTGTTTTTAGGCCGTGAAATTGCCCAGAACGAATACCGCCTGGCGAACCAGCGAGGCTGGCATTGGGGGCAAGTGCCGCCTGTACGCTGGCATGAAGGTTTTTGGCGTGGCTGGACGCGTGACTCAGTGCTCGATGTGCTTTCGCCGCTTCTCGCTTGCTGGTTGATCGCCTGGCTTTCCCGCTACTGCCCGCTGCTGAGCTAGCCGCACCGCTAACCGCTTAAACGACCCGCCGACTGGCGGTTTTTTTGTGCCTGGAGAAAGCCAAATGGCCAAGCAAAAGCCACAACGTACCACCTATGACGTGCTGATCGCCTTCCCTTATCGAGGCGGCTGGACAACAAAAGGGCAGACGATTGACCTGCTGCCCGTTGAAGCGCGCGCGCTGCTTCGTGCTGAACGCATTCGCGCGAAAAAAACCACACAAGCGGTCGTAAAACCCGCTGCCAAGCAAAAGGCTGACTGATGCCAGAGATCACTGAGTTTCAGCATAACGGCGTCTCGTTAGAGACGAATCGCCCGCCTGAGTCGATGGGGCCACTTGGCCCTAATGTGGTAGGCCTCGTCGTGGCCGCGCCAGATCGTGATCCCAGCGTGCCGTTAAACGTACCGTTCCGCATTTCCAACCCTACCCAGGCGCAGCTCCTGGACAAAGTCGGCGACGAATCCGGCACTGGCTGGCGTGCGGTGATTGAGATCCTCAAGAAAGCCGCCGTGCCGATTTATGTGGTCGTGGTTGAGGAGGGCGATACCGAGGAGGCGACCACGGCTAATGTCGTGGGCGGCGTGGATCCTGTCTCTGGCCAGCCGCTGGGCATTGCTGCCTTGGCAGGCTGTGCCGAGGTGCCGACGATCATTGGCGCGCCGGGTTTCTCAAGCGAAAAGGGGGTGTCAGATGCACTCGCTGCGCTGGCTCGCCGCATCTACTGCCGGTTTGTTATTGATGCGCCTGATATCCCGGTCAGCGAGATGGTAGCGTTTAGTGAAACGTTGGGCGGCGAGGGCACCGGCTACCGCCGCTGCTACGTGGCGTATCAGATGTGCGAAGTTTACTCGCGCGCGGCGCAGGGCAACGTGTTCGTTGCGCCCTCGGTGCATGCGATCGGCTGCCTGGCGGCGGTGCAGCCGTGGCAAAGCCCCGGCAACCAGGGCGTGTTGATCCAGGGCGTCGCGCGCCACGTGGATTACAACATTCTCGACAAGTCGACTGATGGCGACCTGCTCAACCGCTACGGCATCAGCTACTACGCGCGCACCAGCCTGGGCGGGTTCTCGCTGATCGGCAACCGCACGGTGACCGGCGAGTTTATCTCGCACGTAGGCCTTGAAGACGCCATCGGTCGCAAGATCGTCGGCGCGTCGCAGAAGGCCATGGCGCAGAACTTGACCAAGAGCTTCATGGAGCAGGAGGTGCGCAAGGTTGATGCGTTCGTTCAGGATCAGGTTGCTGCTGAGATCATCCCTGGTGGTCGTGTCTATCTGCATCCTGACCTCAACACGGTCGAGCGCTATAAAAACGGTAGCTGGTACATCGTCATCGAGTACGGCCGCTATTCCCCCAATGAGCACATGATCTTCCACATCAATGCGGTGGATTCGATCGTGGAAGAGTTTCTGGAAGAGGTGCTGTAAATGTCGACTGAACGTAAACGGATGATTATGGGCGGCACCTTGAACGGCTGGCCGCTGATGCATCAGTTAGAAGAGTACACGCCAATTGAAATCACTAAGGTGATGGAGCTTGCGCAAGGCGGGCGCTTTGCACCTGAGCAGATGGCGACGGGGCTCGAAAAGCTGGAGTGTTCTGTCACGCTGACTGGTGCAGGCGTTGAGTTGATTATTGCTCAAGGCATCTGGCCGGGAGACACGGTCGAACTAGATATTCGTGAGTCGCAAGAAGATCTAGAAGGGAACGACTATGCGGTTTGGCATTCTGTTTCAGGCGAAGTGATCAAGGTAGAAAGCTCGCCTGTCAAAATGAAAGACAAGCCGAATAAGGTGCTGCACATCGCTCCGATCCGTAGCAAGCAAACTGAAAACGGTGTGATTATTCACGATATCAATTTGCGCACGCAGTATATCGATTTAGGCCAAGGCGACATTATGGCACCCCATCGCCGTAATATTTTGATGCCGTAACCGGCTATTCAGTCATCGATAAACGTCTAATGCCGCCCTGCTTTACCAGGGCGGCATTTTTATGCTTCTAAAAAAGGGTAATGACATGTGGAAACCTGAACCGCACACGCTGCGCTGGCCTTTAGCGATTGAGAACGATCAAGTGTTAACCGAGTTGCCGCTGCGACCAATCCTGCACGGTGAGCATGCAGAACTGCTGGAAGCGTTGGATGAGCAAAAAGCAGCGCGAGCCGCTAAAGGCGACCCGATGGAAGATGTCGAGTATGACGAGTCGGCGTTCATTGGGCTTGCTGCCATGGCAACGGGTTATCCTGAAAGCGTTATTCAGCAGCTAAAACGCCCTGATTTTAACGGGCTTTCTAAGCGTGTTCTGGAGATGGTCTCGTTTGCTAGCGATGCGTTTATGACGTCTGAGCAAAAGCTGGCATCGAGCAAAGATAATCCTGTTTTGCTAGTGCCGTTAAAGGGTAGTGACGGCTTTGAACATGACCGCATTCAGCTAGAAGTTCCTGCGCTGGAAGCGACTCGCATGATGCGAAAAGTGAAAGGTGCACGACAACGTGCCGAGTTCATCACTGCTAAATGCACGGGTTTAATTCCTCACGACTTACACCAGCTCACTGTTCCCGATTGGAACACGCTGCAGGAGCGTGTGAATCATTTTTTGAACGAAACGGCCGACTTCTTTCCATCAACGACATCGACGTCTTAAGCGACGTTATTCCGCTGGTTTACCAGGTAAGCGAGCGTGAGTTGTTAAGTTGGCCGTCAGATAAAGCGTTGAGACGTTATGAATTGGCAATAAAGCGGCTTAAGGCTGGGCACTAGGAGCGCGTATGGCAAGCAAATACAGCGTGACGCTGGCAGCAGAAGATGGCTATAGCGCCGCGTTTCGCGGTTTTGCTGAAGCTGCTGAGCAGATGCAGGAAAACATACGCGGTCATCAAGCTGAGCTGCGTGAGCTGAATCGCCTGGGTCGTCAAATGGACGGCTATCAGAGCTTGCAGGGTGATCTCGCGGCAACGGCGGCGGCGCTGGACGATGCGCGAGAAAAACAGGCTCGCTTATCGCGAGAAATGCGAGAAGCTGAAGAGCCATCTCGCCGCCTGCAAAATGAGTACGACAAGGCGACAGCGACGGTAGCCGGGCTATCTGCTGAGCATCGTTCACAGTCAAACGAGCTGGACCGTCTGCAGGGGTCGTTAGAAGAGGCAGGCGTGGATCTGTCCCGGTTTGCTGATGAGCAGCGCCGGATCGAGGAAGCGACCCGGCAGACTAACTCAGTGCTGGAAGATCAGCGCGCCCGGATGCAAGCCGTTAGCGATGCCCAAGCGCGGGTAACAGCGGCTGAAGGGCGCGTTGCTGCTAACCGCGAAGCGCGCTCGCAGTTGCGCGGTGAAATGGTGGAGACGCTCGCGCTGGGCTATCTCGCCAGCCGACCGATGAACAGCGCGATGGACATGGAAACGTCCATGGCGGACGTAGCGAAAGTGATCAGCTTCGCCGAAGGCGAGCGCGAGCAGTACGCCAACGCCAACCTGCGGCTGGCCAGCGATCGCTTGATCGCGTCATCGGGCATTCGCGGCACGGACATTGCGGATATTCAATACGCCGCTGGTCAGTCCGGCATTTTTAATGAGATGGAGGGCCAAGAGCGCTTCGATGGTGTGATGGAGTTCACACGCCAGGCCGCGATCATGGCAGCGGCGTTTGATGTCAGTGCGGGTGATGCTGGTTCCGCCATGGTGTCATGGCGTCAGGGTATGAACCTCGACGGCGATCAGGCACTGCAGCTCGCGGATGCTACTAACCACCTGGGCAACAACTTCAACACTACGGCCGCTGATTTGACCGAGCTGCTAGTGCGGCAGGGTTCCGTAGCTACGACAGCGGGTTTATCTGCTGAGCAGGCAGCCGCGCTAGGTGCAGCGTTTCTGAACCCCGGCACCCAGCGCGAAGTAGCGGCGACGGGCTTCAAAAATTTCATTCTGAGGATTAATCAAGGGGCGGCGACAACTGACAAGCGCCGCGAACAGTGGAATGCGCTGGGCTTTGAGCCAGAAGAGCTAGCACGGCGCATGCAGGTGGAAGCGCCCACGGTGATACGTGAGGTGTTGCAAGCAATTCGGGCCGCGCCTGCAGATGAGCAGAGCGCGATTACAGAGACGCTGTTCGGTACCGAGTCAATCGGGGCTATTTCACCGCTGCTCGTCAATCTTGATGCAGTCGATAAAGCGTTTAACGAAGTCTCTGACACAGCCCGCTACAGCGGCTCAATGCTGCGTGAAGCCGAAGGCGTCGCGGACACCAGCCGCACCACGTGGAACGTAATRACCGCAGAAGTGGCGCGCCTGGTGACGCAGGTAGGTAACGGCATGCTGCCGGTGTTTGAAGCCGTCGCCCCGCCAGTAACGGCCGTGATCGGCTATATGGCCGACTTCACTGAGGCCAACACCGAGCTAGTGGGCGCACTCGCTGCCGGTGCGGCGGGCCTTGTAGCGGTGAAAGCCGCTGTGCTGGGCGTGCGCTATGCCAGCCTGCTGATTGGGCAGGTCGGCAACCAGGGCGCGCTGATGCGTGCGCGGTTAGACCAGCGCACCGCGCAAACGGCGTTAGCCGCTGATGGTGCGGTAGGCCGCCTGAACGCGGCGATCAACCGCCTGGGGGGCGGTGCGGCAGGCGGTGGGCGTAACCAGCGCGGCAATGGTTCCGCTGCCGCTGGGGCAGCTGGTGCAGCCGGTGCGGCAGGAGCCGCAGGAGCCGCAGGAGCCGCTGGGGCAGCCGGTGCCGCTAGCCGTGCCGCACCCGGCGTGCAAAACGGCTGGCGAGCGTGGGCGGCCAACGTGGGTAACAGCCGCGCTGGACAAGTGGCGGGCAAGGTCGCGTTGCCCGTTGCGCTCACTGCCGGTGCTATTGGTGTGGCCAATGCGGTAGGCGGTGGCGACGCGGCTGACGTGGGCAGCACGGCCGGTGGCCTTGTCGGCGGTATGGGCGGCTTTGGGGGGCTTATGCGGCAACAGATGGCGCTGGGCGAGGAGTTCGTGTTCTCGCTGGGTAGCGGCTTCCCTTACTCCAGCCTGCAGCGGCGCAGCGACGGCGGGTGGATCGAGATCGATATCACCTACGCGTCGCCCAGCAGTCAGAACACCGGGCAGGCGCTCGAGCAGATCCGGCTCTCGGGCACGGCGTTTTATGCGGCGGGAATGCAGCGGCTGGATGAGCTGCGGGCGATGCAGAGCGAGCGCCGACCGTATGTGCTGGTGGATGGCCTGGGCAATAACCTGGGCCGCTGGAAAATCATGTCGGTCGAGGAGCAGCAGACCCGCGTGATCGATGATGGCACGGCCATGAAAGTGGCGTGGGTGCTGCAGCTAGAGGAGTTTGTCGACGATGCCGCGAGCAGTGATGACGATAGCGGGTGAATGCGGCAACAGATGGCGCTGGGCGAGGAGTTCGTGTTCTCGCTGGGTAGCGGCTTCCCTTACTCCAGCCTGCAGCGGCGCAGCGACGGCGGGTGGATCGAGATCGATATCACCTACGCGTCGCCCAGCAGTCAGAACACCGGGCAGGCGCTCGAGCAGATCCGGCTCTCGGGCACGGCGTTTTATGCGGCGGGAATGCAGCGGCTGGATGAGCTGCGGGCGATGCAGAGCGAGCGCCGACCGTATGTGCTGGTGGATGGCCTGGGCAATAACCTGGGCCGCTGGAAAATCATGTCGGTCGAGGAGCAGCAGACCCGCGTGATCGATGATGGCACGGCCATGAAAGTGGCGTGGGTGCTGCAGCTAGAGGAGTTTGTCGACGATGCCGCGAGCAGTGATGACGATAGCGGGTGATAGCGTGGGCCGCATCGCCTGGCGTGAGCTGCGCCGGGACGATGACACAACGATCGAAGCGGTCTGGGCGCTTAACCCAGGATTAGCGGCCTACGGGCCGCTTTTTCCGTCTGGCGTGCGGGTAACGCTGCCGGACATTAAGCCGCGCGCAAACACGGCGCGGAAGGTAGTGACCGCATGGGATTAGGGTACACGCCAGTGGTGCGCATTACCGGCACGCACGCGGAGATGATCAACGATCGCCGCCTGATCGATTGGGAGCATATTGACGCGGCGGGCATGGAGTCTGATCGGCTGCATTTGACGGTCGACACGCGCGGCGTGGAGGGGCTGCCCCGCGAAGGTGAGCGCCTGGGTATCGAGTACGGCTACGCCGAGGGTGAGGTGGTTAACAAGGGCGACTTTGTGATCTCCCGCGTGACGCCGCGCCTGTTCCCAGAGCAGATCTTGATTGTGGCCACGGCCGCGCCGTTTCGCTCAGCGGATGAAAGCGCGTTCCGGGAGCGCCGTTCGGCCAGCTTTGAGAGCACTACGCTGGGCGAGGTGTTTCGCACGCTGACCCGCCGCCATGGCTTTTCGCCGCGCGTGGCCCCGGAGCTGGAAGGGATCCCGATCGATCACACCGACCAGGCCGACGAGACAGATATGTCGTTTATCACGCGCCTGGCCAGCGAGCATGACGCCGTGGCCAAGCCGGTGGGCGAGCGTTACGTGCTTGCCCGGCGTGGGCAAGTGAAGTCGATCAGCGGGCAGGAGCTGCCACTCATCACGCTTTCGGTGCCGCCGAACAACCAGCCGGGCGAGATGGGCTTTACCAACGCGACCATGGAGCGCAACGCGCGGGTGCGCTTTAGCGGCGTGCGCGCTGCCTGGCTGAACGGTGAAGAGGGCGTGGAGGCGACGGTGGAGGCAGGCGGCGAGCCGTTCAAGCGGCTGCGCCAGAGCTATGCGACCGAAGGCGAAGCGCGGCGCGCGGCAGAAGGTGAGCAGCGCAAGCTGAAGCGTGAACAGGAGAAGCTGCGGGTGGAGTGCCCCGGCAATCCGGCATTGGCCGCCGAGGGCAGGATCCTGCTCGATGAGACGTGGCCATCGTACATGCGCGGCGAGTGGTCGTTGGACCGAGTGACGGCGCGTGGATCTCGCCGATACGGCTATCGCAGCGTATTAGAAGCAACGTGGCCACAAGGCCGCGAGGAAGAAGACTAGATGGAGGGCGCGACAACGGTGCTGTAACACCGCCGCCGCGCTGACACACTCGATGCACCGAGTGGGCCAGCCATGGCCCCCCATGCCTGCACAGGCGCTGGGGAGGCTACCCGATAAGTATCTGACCCACAAGGACGAAGATGTCTAAACCATTCATTCAGTGGATGGGCGGCAAGCGCCGCCTGGCTAAACATATCCTGCCGAACTTCCCTGACCACCAGTGCTACGTTGAGCCCTTCGCGGGCGGCGCGGCGCTGTTCTTCATGAAGCAACCCAGCAAAGTGGAGGTGATCAACGACACCAACAGCGACCTGGTCAACTTGTACCGGGTGGTGCAGCACCACCTGGAGGAGTTCGTGCGCCAGTTCAAGTGGGCGCTGGTCTCGCGTGAGATGTTCGCGTGGGAGAAGCTCAAGCACACCGACACGCTAACGGATATCCAGCGGGCCGCGCGGTTCTACTACCTGCAGCAGCAGGGGTTTGGCGGGAAGGTCAACTCGAACTTTGGCATCTCGACCACGTCTGGCCCTGGGCTTAACCTGCTGCGGATCGAGGAGAACCTCAGCCAGGCGCACTTGCGGCTCTCGCGCGTGTTCGTTGAGAACATGGACTGGAAAGCGGTCATGAAGCGCTACGACCGGCCGCACACGTTGCACTATCTCGACCCGCCGTATTGGGCGACCGCTGGCTATGATTGCGAGTTCCCGTTCGAGGAGTATGAGGCGATGGCCACGCTTGCGCGGGAGGTGCAGGGGAAGGTGATCATCTCGATCAACGATCACCCTGACATACGCCAGGTGTTCGACGGGCTGCGGATCGAGGAGGTGTCGCTCAACTACACGGTGGGCGCGAGCAACAGTAAGAAGGCCAAGGAGCTGGTGATTTACAACTGGTAGATAAAAAGAAACCCCACTGCCTCGCGGCAGTGGGGCTTTTCTTGCGTTTTACTTGCTGTAAACATCAACCAACATGATGGCGAGCATCACGATGTTTACAACAAGGGTCATTAGAGCTATGAGCTCCATAAGCTATACCCTCGGTGGAGGGTCGCCCATCACTATCCTTACTGGCCTATAGGTAGGATGGAGGTCGTCAAACCTTCCGAAGACGCGACCGTTGCTGGGCCGAAGCCGAGAAGCCAGCCGGGTACCAAACCGGGCGGTCGGGTGAGAACCTTTTCCTGAAAGACTTTCGTCTTTAAGCATTCTCCTCCTAGTGATAATCAGAAACGCCAGGGCCTGTTGTGCAAGCCCCGACACCGATTAAGCACAGTCGCGCCTCCTATGACGACCCAAATATCCTAACCCCTTTTAGATGTGGAAAAAAGGCGATAGCTATTGCCTACTGGAAAAAAGCTGCCAGGGCTAATACAGTAATGGTGTCGTCAAACCTTCTGAAGATGTCCGGCGCTGTTACCATTAGCGCTAAGAAAAGCCGCCCTACCAAGGCGGCTTTTGTATTTTTGTACGTTTCTGTGTGCATCGAGAAGGCTTCGCAGCCGATGCCGGGAGCCTATAAAAGCGAGAAGCCCCCACCGCCGAGGCGGTGGGGGCTTTCGCGTCACTTGCGGTTGCGTTTGCGGTTATCGAGATACACCGCAAAGCGAATCGCAAGACCTAGCAGAGCGATGATGAGCATAGCCGCTTCATACATACTCCGGTCCCCCGTTGTTACGGGGCGTCTCAGCGTCCACTACTGGTCTCATGGGGCCGACAGCTACTAACCTGGCGCAAAGCGCAACGATCCCCTGGTTTACTGCAGCACCCCATTAGCCAGTCCGGGTACCAACCGGAGGGGGAGGGTCGTAAGGGACAAGCACAGGATATTAGGTTTTCATAGATTTATAAACCAACAAGCAAAAAGCGAGTGCGGCAAAACTCATAGGCGGCGTTTCATTTTGACCCAGGCGTATAGGTCATTAAGTCGTTCAGTGCTTCAGTGAATTAATTTAAAACTTTCTTGAACCCGAAAGTTTTTGAACGTATCTTAACCATTAGCTACTAGCCTGGCTGCAAAGCCAAATGCCGTGAGCCACCACTCCCGGCAACGCATAACCGCCCCACCAAGGCGGTTTTTGCGTTTTAGCGCGTCATGTTTCTTCTATAGTGCAGGTTAAGTCGCACATGCTGCGGCCGCGCACGCAAAAGCCCCCACTGCCTCGCGGCGGTGGGGGCTTTTGCGTTGTTGGCCATGCGATGTTCTATACGATGAGTGCCTGGATCTCTTGCTCGCTCAACCCTCCTTCGATCAGGTCGCGGTAGGCGATGCTTTCGCGGGCCTGCTGGATCTCCTTTGCAGTGCGCGGTCGCGTGACGAGTTCGCCAATCTCGCCCGGCGCGTCGGCGAAGTGGCTGAAGGTGTCGCCAGGGAAGCATCGGCCGATCTGCGTGTAAAAGTCGTGGATTGTCGCGCTACACATATCGCTAAGATCTTCCTCGTCGCCGTGCGTGAGCAGGCGCTCGATGGTCGATTCGTCGGCTGAGTGAATCTCGACGAGGATCGGTCCGCGTGGGCCGTCGATCCCGATCATGATCTCGCCATCGGTGTCACGCACTACGTGAGTTTGGAAAGCGTAACTGGTGACGGTGTGAATGATCATTGGGGCGTCCTCGGTTTGTTGGCCGTGGCAGGCGTCGCCGCCTGCCGATGAACACACCATAAACTACAATGTACAAAAGTACAAATGTACATTTGTGCTTTTAGTCGAGATGCTCCCAAGGCGCAACGGGTAGGCTTTGCGACCACTCCCGGTACTCTTCGGTGAGCGGATTTAGCCATGCGATAGCAGCGGCGGGGGTGGTCTCATTCTGGCGGGCTTTCTCCAGGGCGCTGTTGGCCACGCGGTGCGCTAGGTCGTTACGCGCGACCCAGGAGCCACCGAACGTGTCATCGTGCCATACCCATAGCGAGCCGCGCTGCTCCTCGTTGGGGTAACGGCACGCCATCCAGCGGTGGCCTTGGTACTCGCTCTCTGTGCAGTCCATGCGGTGCATGCCTTCGTCGGCGTGTAGGCGCTCCATCTCGCGGCCATCTGGGTTATTGCGGTCGTTCTGCCAGGCCATGAACGCAATGGCCACAAATGCGCCTGCGGCGAGCTTGGTGATTAGCTTCATGCGGTGTTCCCTTACTGTTGATCAGTAAAGGCTACCATGGTGCGCGCGCGGAAAGTGGTGTGGGGAGTGCAACAGAAAGCCCCGCTGGGTAGCGGGGCTGGGGATGGCGTTAGATGCTGTTATCTGGCTGTATGTCCACTATCTCGGCTTTTATCAGCATGTCTTTGAGCCACTCCTCTTGATGATCCTCGTCGTCAGCGCATTCCATCTGTTGAGTGCCGTCACTGTTATCAAGGTAAATCACCGCGTAAGTCTCGTCGCTTAGGTAAGTGCCAAGGCGTTCGAGCTGTTCATAGGCGCGTTCGACGGCGCTTTCGATGACTGTCAGGCCGGTGCAGTTGCCGCCGACTACCACTTCCATTTCTTTGCGGTATTCCCATACGCCAAAAGTGAGCTTTACCGTTTGCTTGGCCATACGGCCGCTGTTAGTCAGATTGGGGTCGTAATCCATGAAGTCATGTGGAGTGGCATCGAGCATTTTGGTGGTTGCATCCACAAACTGCTCCCTATCGATCCATAGCAGCCAGCCGAACCGATCCATCTTATTGTGGCTGGCTTGTTGCTCAGTGGAGAAAGTCACTTCGTTTTTGCTGCCTTCGCTCTTGATGCTGACCAAGCAGTCGTCGATAGAGTCGATCTTCAGGTTTTCACAGCCGATCGTGTCCAGCAGTTTGGTGATCGCATAATCGTTTTTTGTGTTGCTCATGGTCGTCTCCTTAGCGTCGCTTGGTCAGGTCGTCGAACAGTTCATAAAGGACGTACAGCACGCCCCAAATGATGAGTAGCAGGGCCAGTAGGCCGCGCCCCAGGCGCTTGAGCGCGCTCATGGCTTGGCCTTCAGTGCGTCGTGAGCGTCTTTCAGGTGCCGCCCGGTGAGTGTGAGGGTTCGCTCGCTGCCCAGCTCGCGGGCGGTGTAAAAGCCATCCAGGCAGCGCTTCTGGCGAAGGCGGCGCGCCACGGCATCGCCATTGCCGCTAGGGCGGCGAAACTCCCAGGCTTTGGCAAACGGCGCGAGGGCGGCTTCTAGCGCCTGTATGCGCGCCTGCTGGCGTTCTAGGGTTTTCTCTACGCGTGAGATAGTGGTATTCATTGCGCCGCCCCCAGCAGCCTCAGCAGGCTGCGGGATACACAGGCGGGGGTGGTGTTCGCGGCGGCATAGCGTGCGACCAGCTCGCGATGCGCCAGCGCGTTTTGCAGCGTGATCTGGCGGATTGTGGTAATCTCTTGCTTCGACATAGCTTTCCATCCTCGGTTTGTTTATGTCCGCCTGGTAGTCGGTGGCCGCCGACTGCCGGGCATTTTCATTTAAGGGCTACTCGCCCAGGATCCGGTCGATGTCTTTGACGTCGAAACGCCCTTCCCCTCGCCGGTACTTCTCGAAAAGATCCTCTACCGCTTCATCCAGAAAGCTCTTCACCGGCACGTTGTCGCGGCTCATAACGCGCATGCTGCTGAGCTTGCGGTGTGTGTCTGGATGCGTGTCATACGGCACCCGCTTGGGCTTCACTTCCTCAGTTACATCACGGAGCGCGCGTTCTACGTGCTTCGGCGCTTCCTTTGCTTCCGTGGTCGACGCGGGCTTGCGTGTCGTCAGTTTTTTGCGTTCAGCCATGGATAAACTCCAGTGTCTCTTTGCCCAGCGCCTCGATCTCCTGTCGGGCCTTGTCGCCCTCGGGTAGATCCATCACGCTACCGCCGTTGGCACAGTCGGCATACGCCACGCGCTGAGTGGTTAGCGCGTTAAAGATGGGCAGGTTGTACTCAGCCAGGGCATCGCGCACTTCGCGGCCCAGGTGAGTGTTTTTGATCGCGCGTGATACGACGAAAGCGGCTTTAGGCTTGCCGTCCGTCACTTCGCGGCGTGCGTGGATTAGGTCGACCAGATCTTCGCAGGCGTAGATATCGAAGGGGCTTGGCTGGCAGGGGATTAGCACCGCATCAGCTATTTTGATGGCTGGGGTGATCAGCTCGCTGATTTGCGGCGCGCCATCCAGAATCACGTAGTCGTACCCGCCAGTAACGCGGGGGAGGTCGCGCGCCACTTGCTTGCCCATTCCCATGACCGGGAACACGTCGTCGCTTTCGCGCGTCTCGCTCCACTCAGTCGAGCTGCCCTGCGGGTCTAAGTCGACAAGTACCACCTTGTGGCCGGATGCGTGCAGCCAGCACGCTAGGTTAGTGGCTACGGTGGTCTTTCCTGCCCCGCCCTTCTGATTCAGTACTGCAATCACTTTAGTCATTTGCCCGTTTCTCCTCGGTTTGTTCAAAGTACAAATGTACATTAGCACAAAAACACAAAAGTACAATAGCCGATTTGCTAGCACTGCTTGGCGCTTTTCTCGCCTGGATCCTTTCTCACACTCTCTCATGCCGCTAACTATGCGGCTTCTGGCTGGTTAGGCGCGCTGCTGCTCGCTGCCAGTCCCTTTCATACACATGCCTTTTCCCTTCGCTACTCGATCACCGTGGCGCTATTTACTGCTTATCTACTAAACCTCCAATTCCTGCCATTCCAAAAGAAAGCACCTTAAAAACAATAGGGCTACTTATGTATGTATAGCAAGTGGCATACATACACACCCTAACCCCTACATACATATACACCCCTATCCCTATATTGGGCCACCTATGTATGCACAGTTCGCCCATACTATACGTATAGTATGGGCGAACTGTGCATACATAGGTGGCCCAATATAGGGCTATGTATGTATGTTGCCCCCTGTCTATCTATGTATGTATGCGTATATATAGGGCTTGACGTGTAGGTATGTATGGTCTATAAATGTTTGTAGGGTTTATTATGTATGGAAAGAGGGCAGGAAAATGAGCGGTGAGTCACGTAGAAAGGTCGATTTAGCGGAATTGATAGAGTGGTTGCTCAGCGAGATCAAAGAGATCGACGCCGATGATGAGATGCCACGTAAAGAGAAAACCAAGCGCATGGCGCGGCTGGCACGTAGCTTCAAAACGCGCCTGCATGATGACAAGCGCCGCAAGGATTCTGAGCGGATCGCGGTCACGACCTTTCGCCGCTACATGACAGAAGCGCGCAAGGCGGTGACTGCGCAGAACTGGCGCCATCACAGCTTCGACCAGCAGATCGAGCGGCTGGCCAGCCGCTACCCGGCTTATGCCAGCAAGCTGGAAGCGCTCGGCAAGCTGACCGATATCAGCGCCATTCGTATGGCCCACCGCGAGCTGCTCGACCAGATCCGCAACGATGACGACGCTTATGAGGACATCCGGGCGATGAAGCTGGACCATGAAATCATGCGCCACCTGACGTTGAGCTCTGCACAGAAAAGCACGCTGGCTGAAGAGGCCAGCGAGACGCTGGAAGAGCGCGCGGTGAACACGGTCGAGATCAACTACCACTGGTTGATGGAGACGGTTTACGAGCTGCTGAGTAACCGGGAGAGAATGGTCGATGGGGAGTATCGCGGCTTTTTCAGTTACCTAGCGCTTGGGCTGGCGCTGGCCACCGGGCGTCGCTCGATCGAGGTGCTGAAGACCGGACGGATCACGAAGGTGGGCGAGTATGAGCTGGAGTTCAGCGGCCAGGCGAAAAAGCGCGGCGGCGTCGACTATAGCGAGGCTTACCACATTTATACCCTGGTGAAAGCTGACCTGGTGATCGAAGCGTGGGATGAGCTTCGCTCGCTGCCGGAAGCTGCTGAGCTGCAGGGCATGGACAACAGCGATGTGAACCGCCGCACGGCGAAGACGCTCAACACGCTCACTAAGCGGATCTTTAACAACGATGAGCGCGTTTTCAAGGACAGCCGGGCGATCTGGGCGCGGCTGGTGTTTGAGCTGCACTTCTCGCGCGACAAGCGCTGGAAGAAAGTCACCGAGGACGTGTTCTGGCGTGAGATGCTGGGGCATGAGGACATGGATACACAGCGCAGCTACCGCGCCTTTAAAATCGACTACGACGAGCCGGATCAAGCCGACCAGGAAGATTACGAACACGCTAGCCGCCTCGCCGCGCTGCAGGCGCTGGACGGCCATGAGCAGCTTGAGAGCAGCGACGCCCAGGCGCGTGTGCATGCCTGGGTGAAAGCGCAGATCGAGCAGGAGCCTGACGCGAAAATTACGCAGTCTCTGATCAGCCGGGAGCTGGGCGTTTATCGCCCTGCCATAAAAGCGTACCTGGAGCTGGCGCGAGAGGCGCTCGACGCGCCGAACGTCGATCTGGACAAGGTCGCGGCGGCAGTGCCGAAGGAAGTAGCCGAGGCGAAGCCCCGGCTGAACGCCCACCCACAAGGGGATGGCAGGTGGGTCGGGGTGGCTTCAATCAACGGGGTGGAAGTTGCACGGGTGGGCAACCAGGCAGGCCGGATCGAAGCGATGAAAGCGGCCTATAAAGCGGCGGGTGGGCGCTGAGGGAAGCGCGCGCCCACTAGGTGCATCGATAACGCTGCATGAAGGGGCTGGCGCTCAAGCGCTGGCCCTTTTTTGTGCGTCTCTGCCAGCGACTGACAAAGCGACTGCGCCTGGGTGACATGGTCGGCGGCGTCCTGTGCCACGCTTTGCAGCGTCTGGCTATCGACGCCGTCTGACTGCGAGAGCAGGTGAAGCAGGGCGCTCGCCCTGGCCAGGCGCTCTTCCAGTTGGTCCTGTACGTCATACGCGGTTTCATCGGTCATAAAGTTACCCCCCTACGGTTATATTTACTGTTCAAGTATACAGTATTATTACCCATGTTCAGGGGTCAATCCAGTTAACTTTTTTCGCATATACTCAGCAGCAAATTCTAACGTCATCAGCAGGTTGTCGGTGCTGTACTGGCTGATGCTGGTCAGAATTTGCGGGTGCAGCAGGGCAACGACATCCACCAGCGGTAACGCTAGCGGCAGGTCGCGGGCGGCGTCATACAGGCGCTTGATCACACCGGGGTTGCAGTGCAGTTCATCAGCGCTGCCCCGCTTGTGCATGCTCGATGCGTAGCCGATCGCCCAGGCCAGCTCGTCCGGGCTAACCTGCCCGTTCACCACCGCCTGCCGGATCTCGTCAGGCAACGCCTGCACCGCTTCCACCAGCGTCGTGTCTAAACTGAGAGGGCTTGAAGCGGCTTTCGCGGCGGCATAGAGTTTTTCGCTATAGCCCAGGGAGGGATACCTTACATCTGCTGCTGCTACCCCTTCACGCAAAGTGTCCCTTTCGCTGGAAGCCACGTGGTTGTGGGCTTCGTCGGTGGTTTCACGTACCGGCGCGGGCATCGGCTGGTGGATGCTGGCGGCTTCGTGTGTGGTCAGGCTGTGAACGCCGCGCTCGGCGCGCAGGCGCACGTAGTACATGACCTCTTCCCATGAGTCGGTGCTGATAAACAGCACGTTCCGGCCGTCCGACTTGCGCTTGTGCAGGGCCAGGCCAAGGCGCTCCATGATCGACTTCACGAACGTGGTGGCGCATTTCGGCGCGGCTTTCGGGTTAACGTAGCGGCCGATCTTGAGCGCGTTATACAGCTCAATCGCGGCTTGATTAGCGAGCAGAGTGTCGCGCACGGCGCGGCACTGATCGGCGGTAAACTCGCCCTCGCCGGTGTGCGGATCGACGCCCAAGGTTTCAAACACCTGGTTAAGCAAACGGTGCACAGGTTTTTTCCAGCGGTGGCGGGTCAGCGTCACGCGGGCTTTACGTTGCGCCTTGTCGTAAGCGTCTGCCTGGGCCTCGGTGGCCTGCAGCAGCTCGATGGCGGTCACGTGGCGTATGCCCTGGTCGTCGTAAAAATCGACGTGGTGGTTTTCGATCTCGGGCACGCAGAGCTGGTGTTCAATGTGGTGGCGGTCGATCTCGGCCTGCTCGGTCTCCGATTTAATCTCCTGGCGGTTGAGCCTAGCGAAACGCTCTTCGTCGGGCGTCTCGACGCTGTACAGGATCTCCAGGCGGCGGTGGCGTACCAGAATGCCCGCCTCTTTACGGTTTGAGCGGCTCTGGCTGACCTCTTGTTCATCGGTGGCCAATCGGTTTACGCGATAGCCGTCCGCGATCAGCATCAACAGCAGGTGATTGGCAAAATCATTGCGCGCGTGGTTCTCACCAGTGCTGCAACTGAGGAACATCTCATCGAATACCGTTTTCGTCCGTCGCAGCACGATCTCGGTGTCTGTCTCGTCAAAATCACAGCTGAGCTCGTCGGCGGCGATCAGGCCACGGAAAAGCGCTTCGCGGTCGGTCTCACGCATCACGCGGGATATGCCGATGCCCACCACGTAGTGGCGGGCGGTGCGGTCGCGGCGCATCATCTGAATAGCGTCGGATGGGCTGACGGTTTGGCCGCTGAAAATACCAAAATGCCGGGTGAAATGGGGCGTTGTGATCGAAACGCCGGAGCTGATCGCTGGGCTGTAGATCAGTACGTCATAATTGACGGCCTCATCGTTGGGACGGTCGAGGAATCGCTCGGCATCTGGGTTCGCTTTACTCTCTTTGTGAACCAGCAACACTTTTGCATCCGGGCGCTGCTGCTCGATCATCACCGCCAGTTTTTTGGCACTTTCGGCGCTGTCGTTAGCGATCAATACGCGCTCACCGGCAACTGCAGCATCCAGGGCTTTCTGCCACACGCTCTCATGGTCAGCGTGATCGATGCGGATGTGGTCGTTGGCCGGGTCGACTTCGAGAATGTGAATTGGCTCGCCGGGGCGCGCCATTTCGCATAGCTCAATCAGTGAGTCGTTGGCGTCGGCGTCGCACATCAATACCAGGCGCGCGGACTGCATGGCTTCGACTAGGCCATCCATCACGCGTGTCGGTTGGTCCACCGGGCCGGTGGCGATGTGGCGCAGCACTTGGCTGGCTTCGTCGATGCAAAGCGTGTCGACGGTGGTGAACCAGGAGCGGCCTTCACCGTTATGGAATTTGGGGTGAGTGATGGAGTTTACGCAGCACGCGAGGTGCGATACGTAAGGCATCTCGGCGGCGATCACGTTGCGATAGTGGGTGGTGTTGAGACGGTAAGCGGCATCGCCGACGAGCGAGACGCGGTGAGCGATGTAAGCGGCTTTCCGAGACGCCTGCATCAATGGACGAATCAGATGCTCGGTTTTACCGGCTCCCATCGGGCCGCGCACAATCACCATGCCGTTGAGCGACTGAACCAGATCCTGAATGTGGTCAGGCAGCAAGATGTTGCCGTGATCGGCGCGCACGCCGGGCACTTTGTGATACTGAACGTTGGGACGATTGAGACCTTCAGCGGTGAAGCTGCGAAGGCCAGCGGCGCTCTGCAGCTTTTGCTTGGCTAGCCAACGAACGCGCGACAGCAGGCGGTGGCGGTTGAACGGTAAACCCTGCGGGATGGCTTCGCAGACGGTACGGAAAACGTCGCGGCCGGTGTACTTGGTGGGTGCCAGTTGCATGCCTGCGTTGACCGCTTTCAGCGCCTCTTCCATTACGTTCATGCTGCCGGACGCCTGGACGCGCTGCAGGCAGTAATCGAAAAAGGCGGTCTCAACCTCGACCTTGCTGGAACGCGCGCGCAGTGCTTTGGCGGTGACGTCCAGGCCGAACAGGCAGTGCATGTCGTTCCAGTCGTTCGGGCCTTTGCCGCTGGCCAGCGCGTCAGCGATCGCGTCATCGTCGAGCAGTTCGTGGAAGCGCGGCATCACGCTGCGAACCTCCAGCTCGCGCTTCACTTCCAGAGCGCGGAGCTGGCCAGCGTTGCCTGCCATGGCTTTCCAGCAGTCGTTATCTGCGGCGTTCACCGGGCGAAGCTTGTCGTCCCAGCGCTTGTATGCGCGAAGCACTTTCGGCAGGTTCTGGGCGTTCATCGCTACGATGACGCCGCACGCTTCCCCTTTGATAGCGGTTTCAGCCAGCCAGACACTCGCGCCGGTGGCAAAGCCCTCGACGCTATAAAGTCGCTTGGCGTAGATGTCGCCGATAAGCAGGTGCGCGCCGTCGAACTGACCGCCGCGCACGGCTACGGTGTATTTTTTGAACGTTGGGTATAGCCGCTGTAAGCCGCGATAATCGCCGTCGATACCCTGCAAGGCAAACGCGACGAACTCGCCGTGGCGGTCGCGCATACGTTTGAGCGTCACGGCATCGACGATGCTCTCGATCTGTTTGTTCTGCAGGTATGGCTCGGTACCGTCCGCATCGCCGATCAGCTCGACAGTGTCACACTTGCCCGGTGCGTACTCAAACGTGTGTGCCCCACCGCGATAGAACGCCTGCTCATACGCTTCATGTTCACCCTGGAGACGTTCGCGCTCGATGCGTTCCTGGCGTTCCACTTCTGCCATGCGCGCGGCGCGCTCCGCGCGCCGTGCCTCTTGTTTGGCAAGCCATGCGGCGTGCTTTGCATCAGTCGCCTGGCCACCTTCGCGGCGGTAGAGTTCGAGCAGTGCGTCATAGCCTGACCATGTGGCGTTGTAACCGCCTTGGGCCAGTGTGTGGAAGTTGATGTGGGGGTATTCGATGCCGTTACGGGCGCGCTTGAGCGAGCCGAAGACCGCAACACGATGACGCTCGCCTTTAGCGAGCGTGGGGATTTTTCCGCGATGCTTTTTGTCATCGAGGCGTAGGTCACTGGCGAGCTTGTCCCAGTCGACCGATACCTCGGCGGCGATGTGAGCGATCTCGCCGTGGCAGTAATCCAGCAGCGCGTGGGGGTCGCTGCGGAAACGCTCTTCGTAAAAACTGGCTAATCCCTGGCGTCCTACATTCGTCATTGCGTGCGTTCCGTTCCCGTGTACTTTTGTACGTTTGTACTCTTGTACAAACGTCAGCAGAAAGTTGAACGCTACGAGACCACGCCATATACTACCTATAGTTGTGTCCGGCTTTCATAGACCTGCCCGCTAACAGTTCTTTGAAATCAATAGCTTGGCAACAACGTGCGAAGAAAATATATGACCTGTGACTGATCTCACAGCTTCCAACGGCCGGGCCGCTAAACCCGGCCGTTGTTCGTTTCTGCTTTCCCTAAACCTTCTGAATATAACGCATAGCGGCGCGCGTAGCGAGTTGCGCTATTATGTTACGCCATAATCTACCGATAGGTAAAATATTCATGCACTCATGAGTAGAATCATGAGGTCAGGTCTAGGATTTGAACTACTGCATAGCCTACAAAAACCGGCTCAGGTGGCAACGGGCGGATGGGATAGCGAGAGTTGCGTGGTCGGAGCATGTATTCAGCCCCATCGGCAACTAGCTGGCGAAATAAGGGTGGGGTGCCGAGTCTGGCATTTTGGGAGTGGACAATAACGTATTGCCCAAGCTGGATTTGTTTCTCGCGTATTAATCGGTTCTTGTCGTAAGGCGCGAAGATAACCACGCTACCTTGCGAAAAGCTTAGACCTTCGCTGCTCTGCATCGAGTCATCATCAAGAATCAATCCAAAGCTGCCCAGTGGTACGTCTACAGGCGATGGGATGGTCGTGAGTGCAGTCGTAGGTGGGTACATTCCTACAGCGTATGGATTAGCTGCAGCAACGAACGGGAAAACCGGTATTTTTCGGCATGCTTTTGTCTCCTTGTAGGCATGAAAAGTATTGCTACCTTTCAGCAACTCATCGACGGTGGTGCCGAGCGCGCGGGCGATATCCGCCACGGTATAGACGCTAGGATTCAGCTTATTCGTCTCAACGCGTGAGAGATAGCCGGTCTGCATGTCATTACCGATCGCGTCGCAGAGCTCTTGCAAGGTAAGCCCTTGCTGGCGTCTGAGGTGGCGTATAGCGCTTCCAATATCCATACGGCAATTTTCCTCCCTGAATCTGCATAAAAGCAAAGTCTGATAAGCAGAAAGTATTGAACTAAATTCTACGAATAAGCAGAATGTGGGGATGCCCACACAAGATGGGCTGAATACGATAACGAAAAAGGATGGTTGTCATGTCGTCAAAGCCCTCATCAAAGCCCCGTACCGAGTGCGAGGTCATCATCAAAGCGACCCTGGATTGGTTCACGAATAGCCGTGAGTCCATCGAGTCGTTCTCGACCATTCACCTGATCCCGGCGCTGGAGCGCGAAGGCATGGTGGAAGTGGACCGGGACGAGGTCGAGCGCAGCACCGATGCGTATATGCGCTGGCGTCGCAGCGTCTCGATGAAAGTCGGCAGGATCATTCGCGGCGATCAGCCGTTTCCCCTCGCTTGGAAGTGGCCATGGGTCAATCTGCTGCCGAAGGAGTACCAGGTCGAAGTGCGCCGGGAGTTGATGGCCATGGCCGGTTCGCTGTACGTGCCGGTGCCCCGCTTCTCAGCCGTTGACGATCTCGCCCGCGCGGCTTCCCAGCTTCACCGCATCAGCCAGGAGTTTGGCGAGTTCCTGCAGTACTCCCAGCCAGCCCACAACGGCGGTTATGACCGTAACGATTGCCCTGCACAGGTAGATCGCATGATGAAAGAAGCCGTTGACCTGGTGGAAGTGCTGCTGAGCGAAGTCGCGGCGGTCAGCCGGGGCACCGGGCGGCCTCTGCCGCGTATACGGATGCTGGCTTTTGAGATTGGGGGTTGAGGATGGGCACACCGGCACCGGCGTCAGTACGCACTCTTTTCGCGGTTGGTGATACAGCGACCCTCAAAGACGTCGCTCAAGCGTTTGAAGCCTTAACGGGTGAGAAAAGCCTGACCACGTTGCAGTCCTCTTATCTTTTCGCGCTGCTGGTCGAGCTTCGCCATATCCATCGCTCGGTTGGTGCTTATGGTGATGGCCAACGTGCTAAAGAGCTGCTGCAGGATTTTTTGGCGCATATCAACGCCGAGGGGGAAAGCAAGCATGGTTGAGCTACGCGATCACCCCGATTTTGAAGAATACCGCATGGCGAATGATCTGATCATTGTGGGTATGCGCCGACGCCATCAGGCCGATATTGATCGGCTCCGCAGAAACCGAGACATGTTCAAGGGTCAAGTGGATCTCCAGGCAAAGGAGCTGCTCGATCTCCGATACAAGCATCAGCGCGTATGCAAAGCGTCTCGCGAGTTGGTGGAACTGGTCGAGTGGCACGCCTACCGGGGTGAAGAAAGCCAGCGCCGTTTGAATGCGGTTAAACAGGCGCTGAAAGAGTTTGGTGTGGTTGAAGAAGTCGATGGGGGTAGGTAATGCCGCAGATGACGTTTGACCTTGAGGATGGCCAGGAGCCGGTGAGCTTTTCGCTTTCAGCGGCTGATGGTAAGCGTTTTCAGGCGTTCATGGCCGACTGCCATGACGCCGTGAGTGATCGCAAAGGGCTACTAGACCAGCAAAACGCTCACATAGAACGGATCGAGAAGCTTGAGGAAGAGCTGCAGGCAGCAAAGGACTATGCCGAAGACCGGGCGCGCCTGCTGGATCTGATCCGTGAAAAGCTTGGCGTGCCTGCCGAGCCGCACCAGTCATTGGATGAGCGAGTTTTGATCGCTTTAACCAGCCCTCTTAACGGTTGGAGTTTGCTGAGCACGCCGGATAACGAAGCCGAAGAGCGCGAGTTATTCGAGAAACGGTACGCGCGAAAGTGGAGTGAAGATTCGGGCCATCAGCATACCGCCGCAGAAATTAAGAAGCTTCGTAAACCCAATGGTTTGTATGGCGACCGTGGTTATTTGAACGGCTGCCGGGAGGGTTTTAAGGGTGCCAAGGGGTGTCAATTTTGAGTGATGTAGCCGATATCGCAGGGGAAGAACAGGCGCGCCTGGAAGAGGAGCGCGCGGCTCGTTGGGCACGTGAGCAAGCGGCGCGCGAGAGCCAAGCTGGGTCTGAGTATTGCGTCGAGTGTGGCTTCGACATCGACCCGAGACGCCGCAAGGCGATGCCCTCGGCTATACGTTGCTTCGGGTGCCAAGAGTTCGTCGACCGAACGGCCAAAGGCTATCGATGAGGGGGTGCCCGTGCTGGATGCTCAAGGATTGGCGTACATGCGCCGTACTGTGGTTTATGCGCACGCTGCGCCGACGCCCCGCCGCATTAGTGAGTCGGACGCTCCTGCACGTTATACCGATGAAACGTACCGGGATCGGTTGCCACCGGCTGGCCATCGGCGGTGGTGTGCTGAGATGAAGCGCCAGTCGACCCGGTTGGTGGCTAGTGGTACCCGGCCTAAGCCCAAAAGCAGCATGCCGCTATCGCCGTGGGCGTTTGACGATGCCCGGATCGTGGCGGCGATCCGCACACTTGAGCCTGCACACCAGCACTGGTTGCGCTACGCCTATGCGGATAGCCGGGAGTGGTGTGACGAGCAAGGGGTCACCGTGGCCCTGTGGGCGCGGTTCGAGCCGGTGATGGGCAAGGTGCAAGCCAAGACACGTAAAGCCTGCCAGGGGCTGGCACACCTCGCGGCGCAGTGCCACAAGGCGCGTAAGAACAGCGGGCAGCCTGCCCATACGCCGGAGCGCCTTCAGGAAGTGCTAGGCGTGACGCGGGCGAATTGGGACAAGCATTGGTGCGGACGTTGGCAGGCGATGCACCGCCTGCTGAATGATATTGACCGGGAAGCGCTGGAAGCGCTTTGGAGGGTGACTGAGTGAAGGTCTATGGCTGGGATGACACCGGCATCGAGCGCGGCGATATGGTGTCTGCCAATGTTGATGCTAAAGAGCTGGAGTTTAACAGCGAGGAAATGGCCGCGCGGCTTGGCTGGGATGCGATTTTTACTCAGTTTTTAGCAGCGCGTAAGGAAATGGTTAGGCAGATGGAAAAGTTTCGTGTGGATCCTGAGAGCATAGGCCTGGTTAAGAGTTTGAAAGCCAGGGATGTGCCGGAGGTCTGATGACGCTACCCAACTGCAACCACTGCCAGCACCCGCCAGAGCGCCGTGAGAAAGACGGCGCGCTGCTGCTGATCTGCCCGGTGTGTAACAACCGTGGCGAGGCCAGCAAGTGCCACGATTGGGCGGTGGCGTCGTGGCGTGAGGTCAACCGCACCGACCTGCCCTACTGCTGCGAGGCTAAGCCGGTGCGCTTTAAGCAGCGTGAGCAGCAGTGGTGGGCAGGCTGCACCGGATGCGATAAGCGCACCGGTGGTTTTATGTCGTTGCCCGGCGCGGTGGCAGGCTGGGCGCGCGCTCTGCGGTAATGTACAAGCGTACTTATGTACATTTGCACAAAGTAACTTTAGTTCGTTTGCACATATTGACAAAAGTCCGTATCCGAGTAGTCTCTATGTCAAATTGCCCTTATTGCGAAAGCCCGCCCTAAACCGGCGGGCTTTTTCGTTCCCGGTGACAACCTTTGCCCGCCTTCGTGCGGGCTTTTTTGTTTCTGGCTTCCGCTAAAACTCGCTTATGGATACGACTATGAACTCCGACTTAATGAGCCAGGAGCTTTTCGCGCGACTGGTGCGCATTGAGGAGAAGCTCGATCGCGTGGTGCGACTCGAAGAGCGGCAGGACAGAAACGAAAGAGACATCGCCCACGTTGAGGATCGCTTAGACACGGTCGAGGGTGCGATGGCCACGCTGAAAACCGAGGTCGAAAACTGAGCTCAACGTCCGGGCATCGATGGGGCACGTTCTCGAAAGTGTTTTTCGGCGTTCTTGCGTTCTTCGGGCTGGTGGCCGGGCCAGTGCTGGTTGAGATCATTCTGAGCAAAGCAGGTATCCAGTCATGAGTATCGACACACTCAAACGCCAGTTGATCGCGGAAGTGATCGACCGCGAGGGCGGCTACGTCAACCATCCAGCGGATCGCGGCGGGCCTACGAATTGGGGCATCACTATCGCAGTGGCTCGCCGCCACGGTTACACCGGCGATATGCGCGCCCTGTCACGTCAGCAAGCGGCAGCGATCTACGCGGCTGACTACTGGCATTCGTTGCAGCTCGATGAGATCGCCGCGTTCAGCACCGACTTAGCGTTGGTGCTGTTCGATTTTGGGGTGAACAGCGGGCCGGGCCGCGCGGCTGAATACCTGCAGCGCCAGTTGAACGTGCTGAACAATCGCGGCCGTTTTTACGCGGATATCGCGGTGGATGGTTCGGTCGGTGGCGAGACGCTGAAAGCACTGGTCGGGTTTGTTGCTGCTCGCGGTAACGGTGGCCTTGAGGTGTTGGCTCACACGATCAATGCCGAGCGCATCGTGTTTTGCCGTGGATTGGCAGAGCGCAGCGAAAGCCAGGAGGCGTTTACGTATGGCTGGTTCAGACGTGTGGTCGAGCTGCTCTCTAACGTGTTGCAACAACAGCCGGTGCCTAGCCATTGGCTCAATGAAATCGCGGCAGTGCCGCGCGGGGGTGTTTTGTGAGTGTTATCGCTATCGCGTCAGGGCTAGCAAGTGCGGTGGGATTAGGAAAAAAGATTGGCGATCTGCTCGACGCAAAAAACGGCGCTGAGGTAGCCGACCGCGTGGTCGACATGGCGAAGCTGATCACCGGCGCGCCTAGCGGCGAGCACGCGCTCGAAGCGTTGAACGCTGACCCAGAGGCACGCCTGCGCTTTGAAGAGGCACTGGTTGATAGCGAGGTGAAGCTGCAGCGCATCGCACACTTGGATCGTGTCGATGCTCGTGCATTGCAAGTGGCCACGCTTCAGGCTAATCGCGGCTGGCTGGCTAGCAACTTCCTCTACTTGATGACGACGATCCTGCTGCTGTTTGCGTTTGGCTTTGCCGCCGCCGTTACGTTCATCCCGTTGTCGACCACCGGTGAGCGCTACGCTGACCTGATCATGACCGGCTTGGTCGCTGGCTTGGTCGGTGGTGTCGTTCGCTTCTTCTATGGTGGTGGCAAGCCTCAGCAACCGGCTGAGCTAGGCGGGAAAAACCTGCGGGATTTGGGCGATTATGGCAAATGAGAAAGCCTATCATCTTTTAGGTACTCCCCCGCCACACGCCCTTCACGGGTGAGAAACTCGCGGGATTCGCGCGTTTGTGGGTGAATTTTTCGAGTCCTTACTTCCGTTTTAGAAGGGACTAGCCGGGGTGGCGTCAATACCCCGGCAGCCCAGCAACCACGCACATTTGAACAAGAGTACAAATGTACAAATGCCCTTTCGTGAGAAAGGACGTTTCTACATTTGCACGTCATCACGGCCGCGCGCCTTAGTCCTTTCTGCCGGAGCTGCTC